TGAGGTCACGAACAGAACCTGCGGCTGCTCCATCGAATCCAGTAGTAACGTTTGCAACCGAAACGTCAAACAGAGGATAGAACAAAGCGGTATTGGCTGCGCCAACCTCGGTGCGGTAGATGCGATAAGCAGTTGCCTTGTGAATACCGCCACCATCGGTAATAGCGATATCAGCGGCACCAGTAGCAACGATTGCAGTAGCAGCTGAAGCAACGGCCAAATCGGATTCACCATAGCGGTTAATAGCAGAAACTGCATAGAACACGTTACCAGCATCAGCTGTAGCGAACTTAGAATTTGCTGCACCAGCAGAGACAGCCGTCACGGCAATAGTAGGCTTAGTAGGTGCCTTATCGCTTGTAGCAGCGGCAGATGCGAGACGTCCAGGATTCTTCTTGAAGAATACATCCTGATTCAGACCGATTGGACCAAACTGGCTCTCAAACTGCTGAACGCGCTGACCCATGATACCATTAGTCAAAGCCTGAGTGTTAGGCATAATGAACTTGTTACCATAGAACTGCTTAACGAATCCGCTCAAAACAGCAGGAGCGGCATACAGCTGAGTAGCCAGACCGAAATTCTCAACGATTGAGTTAGCACCGCTCTCAATAGCGTCCTCAGAAAGAGAAGCACCACGCATATCAATAACGTGCTCACTGGTCATGTACTCATTGTAATTAGCCCAAGCGTCAGACTGCTTCTGCTGAGCAATGAAGCCGTTAAACTCCAGAGGAATCAACTGCTCATCGCCAAAGTACAGAGACTTGGTCAGCTTGCGCAGAATCCACAGGGTACCATCCTTGATAGTCTTTTCCATGACGTTGCCAATCATGGTATTGACCAAGGTCATCTGATGAGTTACACTCTTGGTAACACCAAGATACTTCACCAGCTGAGCCCTACGAACAAATACGCTGTCCTCTTCCTCAGGCAGTTCACCCTCAGCGTTGAATCCGCCACGGTCTTGACCATAACTAACCTGCTGGTTGTACTCTTCGACAGTGTTGTAGGCAGGCTTCTTGGGGATGTCCTTCCACAAACGAATGTCGCTCTCACGGAAAGTCAGATGCTTGAGTGTCTTCTCAAGGCTCTCGACTTTAAGCGGTGAACCTGAAGCATCGGTCATGTTGGTAGTCTCACGGCCAGTAATCTCACCAGCAGCAAGAGCCTTATTCAATGCATCAACTTCAGCCTGATTGCCCTGACCATAGCCGTTTACACCCTGGTAACCATAGTCGGCAAGATTGATTGAAAGTCTTTCCATTTTGTTAAAAATTTTTTAAAATGAATAAAATACTACTACTTATTTTACAATTTCAATTCCAAATTCTGTCTTGATGCGAGAAAGAATTGACTGAGGTAGGTCGGCACCCGCTTCGTATGCAGTACAAGCCTTTGAGAACTCTTCATCATAACCACCCTTAGCAAAGGTTGCCTGGTCAAGAATCTCGGCTACAGCTGCACGATTCTTAATACTAACCTGATTCTGTCTCAACTGACCATCGTCACCGCCTTTCTCAAGTCCATCTTCGTTAGCCTTAGCAAAAGCACGTTCAACGGGTCTTGCGTTACGAATAGCCTTTGGCGCTGGAACGGCACTTCCCATTTCAGCCAACTGGTCGCTAATGTTAGCCAGCTGGTCTTCATAACCCTTAATAACCTCGTCCTGCTTGTTAATAGTTTCAATAGCAAGATTCAGACTTTCCTGAGCCTTTTCAAGCTGAATACTCTGAGCCTTAACTATAACACCAAGAGCCTTAATATACTTAGACTGAGAATTGTGTGAAGCGGCTACAGCCTTTTCAATACGCTCAAACTTCAAGCCAATTGAATTAGTCTTTGCCTTTTTCACTTCCTTTTCCTCATCTTCGGAATCTTCTGACTCTGTGTCATCGTCATCCTCTTCAGTCTCATCAGGCTCTTTATCGTCATCGCTGTCCTGCTTCTTAGCAGGCTTCTTGACTTTTGCGTCGTCATCTTCCTCGCCAGTCTCTTCAACCGAATCGTCAGGAGCAACTACGCCATCGTCATCAGCGTCCTTACCTTTGGTGATATCAATAGCAGGAACTTCAAGGCCAAGAGCCTCGTATGCCTTCTGAATATCATCATTGGTTATTGCCTTTGAATCTTTCTTCATGAGTGCTATTTTTTCAATTAGTAAATAAATCTTTTCAGCTTTTGAAATACTTATACCTGGAATGTCTTGAAAAATTCTATCGTAAACCTCAGATTTTCCAAAAGTAGTCACTTTAAGATTATCGTCAACGCTTTCTTTCTTCAAGGCAGCTGCGCTTTCGGTATCAAGTGCTTCTTCATGTTCAGGCTTTTCCTCTTTCTCCTTAATATCTTCGCTTTCATCTTCAAGGTCGTCAATCTCTCCTTTTATTATATTAGCGAACGTCTTAGGATTCTTAGGCTGATGCGTGATTGCTACGCCAGTAATAATAGCCTTTACAATCTTCTTATAGTCTGGGTCTGTAGGGTCATCGCTCTTACGCTTTACAACACGTCCTTCAATGGAATATCCTAAACGTCTTGTCTTAGAATCTTTAGCAAGAGTTTTAGCCAACTCCCAAATATCGCATGCAACCTGAGAATGAGGATACAACTGCGTTTCAATATACAAACCCTCCTTTCGTATTTCTGCCTTAGTCGGCTCTCCTACGATTGTACCAGGATTTGTCTTAGCCTGATGATGCCAATTAACCAAACCGCTTTTAAGCAACGGCTGAATATCAAATCCCTTTGGGTCAAGAAATTCTCCGTCACTATCCTCATCAGCGGTGGACGCAATACCTCCAAGGAGCATTATTTCTTCTCCAGTTTTCTCGTCCACCGCTTTTTCAACTTGGTTCAGTTCGCACCAAAACTCAAAATTATCTTTGCGCATATACTTTGCTTATTTTTACCAATACTATACTTGCCGATAAAAATAATGATAGATGTATAATTATTAAAAACCCACCTCAAGGTCATTTTTGACCTATAAGGTGGGTTGGGAAATATATGAAAGCTGGATTATGCTACCAACCGAACTCAGCAAGCCTTGATTTTTGCTTTTGATATTTTTCCTTAACCTTAGACATCTTATCGTCTAAACGCTCTAAAGCCTTGGAATATCTAACAACAACTGGATGATTACCATTATTGATAACTTCCTCACCAAGTTCTGCTAATTCCTCTTCCATATCAACCTCAGTCTGCTTTCTCTCGCGCTTGAGGTCATAATATTCCTGCTTCAACTCTTCCAATTTATCAGCCATAGCCATTTTCTCATAGAACGTCCTTTTGCGTCCTGCGTATTGACCTGGTATCTTTTCAAGATTATTGGTAGTTACGCCATAGAGTTTCTTTCCAACGCGAACAGTATGCCTATCTTTTCCGTATGGCTCTACATAAACGGCTTCGATAACCTCACCAGTATTGAGAGTTGCCTTAACCTTATGACCTGGTTTAAAAGCATTCTTAGTCTCTCCGTATTTCTGACCAACTCGCATAAGTCTGCGATTTTCTGCGTTATCTGCATAAACACCGCTACGCGCTTTCTCTAATTCGTCATCAAAGGATTTTTGAATCTGACTTATGACGAAATTTCTATGTTTTATAATGTCGTTCATTTTTACAAGAATTTTACGAACCTAATACTTGCATTTAAATGAATATGAACTTACTTCCAGTTCTGCTCAAATTCCTACCAAGTACTGCTAACCACGTACTACTACAAACGTCATCGTGAGAACCTACGGACTGCAAACCTTGGTCTGTAAATGCAACCGAACCAAGTTGGTCAAATATAATGTCTTTCATCCTCTTGCTATATTCGTCTCCAATAGGTATATGGAATAAACCGCGCTCAAACATAGTAGCAAGAGCAACCCAACCTTTGCTTAGGTCGTTTTTCTCAACGCCAGTAGTATGAGGAATAACGGGCATGCCGTAATCTTTTGCTCCATCAGAAAATATTTGCTGGAATACGTTTGCCTCAAATACCATTACATCTGGTCGGAATCTCGCATTAATTCCTCTTAGAATCTGCAATTGCTCATCGTACTTTCTACCCTTACCAATCTCTATCCAAAGCAACCACATACCGCCATCTTCTCCAACTCCCCAAACTGTATAACAATAAAAGTCGGCTCCAACTGCTGATGAAATAGCAAAGTCTGCTCCTACAACAACCTTGTCGAATTTTCTTGGAAAATCATCGCGGCTTCTAACCAACGTATAATTTTCCATGCGTACAAGGCTTAATCTGAGTATATCTAAAGAGAATATTGAAGCGTCACTTACAATCGGTCTGCATAGATTCTCACGGCTAAATATGATATTTCCCTGCGTATTCCTCATATCCATTAACGTCTGATAAGAGAATCTTTGCGGCCAAAGTATTTTACCATTCGGGAAAATAGCAGGATATTCAATTACAAACCAACCTTTCTTAGTTTTCAAATCTCCATATAGGTCTTGAGCATGAAATGGTGTTCCTACTACGATTGTCTGACCTCCAGGAATAATCATATTCATGATTACCGAATGAAAATAATCTATACTCTTTTGACGCTGCAACTGAGAATAAATTACGTTATCTTTCAATCCGTCATCAACTACGATAAAATATGGGTGAGCACCACGAACAGAAGAACCAAAACCCTTACCAGTAAGACGTGCTCCGTTGGCGCAGGTGATATTCGTACTCGCCCACGCGCCCTCCTTAGTATTCTTTGGCATTAAACGCTCTGCAAGAATATCGTTGCTTTCTATCGTACCCTTCAGAATCTCTATCAAGTCAACGCTTTGCTGAAGTGAGAATGAGAAAAGAAAACCTCTATTGCTATTGCTTCGCGTTGGTCGCATTGAAAATTGCATAGTCTTAGGCTTCTTATACCTATACAACTGCCAAGCGATATATGCGTTGCTGAAATAGTAAGACTTTCCATGTCCACGCGCTGCTTCAACGCACAACTTCTTGTAGTGCATTACAAGGTCACCCCATTCTATATGATGTTGATTAAGTTGAAATTCTGGTAAAACGCTCGTGATAAAATACGTCAAATTATTTACTCTCAAAGTTTCCTCAATACTCTCTGAAAGTCTATCGGTATAATGCGGGGCAAAATCTATATCACGCTGACCAGTAAATAGAACTCCGAATGTT